CAACTGCAACCGCCGTATAGCCTTTCCAGTGTTTCTTGAGATTGTCCAGCATAGACTTTTGGTGTCCATACTGTTCCTGGTTAATCTGTTTGATTTTAGCGGCCTTGGCTTTCTCCGCCCGGACAATATCATCCGTGGTAACTTTGCTACTTCTTTTGATAGCTTCAAAGGATTGCTTGGCCTGGTTGCGCATCAGGTCGAAAGTTGCGCCTGATTTTATTCCCAGGTTTTTGAAGTTCTTTTCGAGGATTTTGGCGCCGGATTTAGACTCTTTGACCATCGTCTGCTGAGCACGCATATACCTGCTGGGATCTAAATCAAGCTCAACAAATATTTTTCCTACGCGATGTGTCGCCATTAAGTAACCCCAATAATACGCTTGACTTCGCCTATCTTTGATTCAAGGCCCGGTCTCATGAATGGCCTTGAGTGTTCAACAATGGTTGCGTAGTATGCCAATTTTGTGCCTGCATATACGCGCACGTTTTTTTTCTTCGAGAAGGCCCTTCCGCTTTTGGTTTTTTTCCTAACTACCCGCACACTTTTCTTTAATTGTCCGGCATCCCTGGCTGTCCACGGTTGCCCTGCATGCGGCCCTGACTGATACATGGGGCGCGAGGTCGTTCCACTTGGACACTTGCTCCGTGCCGCACTCGCCACCACCTCAGCGGCTTCTACGAGGCGTTCAACGGCTATGTGTTCAAATGTCTTGTCAAATTTGTTAGGATTATAATTTTCAACACGCAAAATTATTCACCCTCTTTTGATTCTGGTTTGAAGTGATGGAAGGCAGTTCTCACCTTGGCAAGACATTTCCATTGATTATCTATGCCTCCAGGGAAGAGGTCCATAACGACCTTGACGGCGGGAATTGAAATGTCTATTACCTGACCCATGCCAGCGGTTATCATTTGACCACGCGTAACCATATACACCCCCGCTGCTTCACGGTTTTCTGGCATTAAGTCAACCCGGCAGGTATCGCAAGGGGGCTCTTGGTCTGGACGCTTTGCATACATGGCACGGCATTGATCACACGTGGTCAATACCGTACCATCTGGGTTGACTATGCTGGATCGAGATTGCTCATCACTGAACTCGATCCAGTCAATGAGTTTTTTCCTTCTGCTTTTTCCTCCTGAGCCCCGGACTCCTGGAGTAGCTCGATACAGCGGTTGACGTACATCGAGACAATCGGTATCTGCATAATGGCAATCTTGGTTTTCCGGTCACACCTTATGACCTTCCCCTCAAGTTTGAAATTCTCAATGCCGTCAATCACATACTCAGCAAAGTCGTCAGTCTCTTGCTTTTTCTCTTTCGCTGTTAGTTCAACTTCGCTTGAGACCTTCTCCATACCCCTGCTTTTCTTGTTTAAGACAAATTCGCTTTTCCTTTTGCGATGCCGGACTCGATCCTGGAAAAACTGAACAGGGTTCCTAATCTTCATCCTCGGGCCACCTTCCACCGGGTCATCGTAAACGATTTCCATAATAGAAGGGTCCATGCGAGAATAGAAGAAAGGAAACCAAGTCCCATCCTTGTGGGTCGTAAGATTGATAATCATAATAAATTCCCCCTGTTTTTATTGTTACGTTCCAGTTCCAACCTGCTCCATTGCCGCTCCTGTGACCTGGCCAGTAAAATTGACCGTACCGAGGCCCTGACGTGGCAGGGTGATAGCCTTTCCCTGAGTTGTAATAATGCTCCCGTTGGTTCCTGCTCGCCAGAAAGTGTTTGTATTGGCGTACAAATACAGGTCTGTGTGTGTTGCTCCTGCCTCAACAAGAGTGTCAATCGCTGCCTGTCCGGTTGTGTCAGCGGGGTCATAGTTTCCGCTGAAACTGATCGTCCCTGGATCTCCGGTGTTATCGGCAATGAATGTTTTGACAGTGGTTCCAAATGCCGTGGTCTCAAGGGTGCCCATTACGAAACCGCTTATTGACCATTCTTTGATGTTTGCAATCTCTACCGATCCTAACATCACTTTTCCACCTGATCCGTTTATTGCGCTCATTGGTATTACCTCCTTAAAAAAAGTTAAATTGTTTTTTGGTTGATTTAGGGCAAACAAAAAAAGGCGGTTACTGATGTACTGGCACCAGTATGCCGCCTTTCGATGTTTCTTGCGTCAGTCCTCGGCCTGGCCGGGCTTTAGACTGAACCCTGATTGTTAAGTTTTACTTATTCCGCTTCTTCCTCCTTAACAGACTCTAAAAAGTCCCAGTCTTCCGCCGCCTCTATTGCCTCATCTGGAGAACGTTCAAGTCCCTTCATGAAAAGCCTTCTATCGTTGCCCATTGCGTCAACTTCATCCCATTGATAGAGTATCCATTCTTTACGGGTTATCTCTGACAGTGATTTTTCCATTATGCCTCTGCCACCGTTTCAAAGTCTGGTTTACTTACAAAAACGGTTGTATCCACAATCCCGAATTTTTCATTAAATCGATCATAAAGCATTTTATACCGTTCCTTGAAATCATCTCCAGGTGCCCATGAGAAAGGCCTCATACAGTAGTGTTCTGCGAAAGCATTAAGTATCCATGCCGTACCCTCCATTTCCCATGTCTGCAAAACGCACAGCGTCCCGTAAAGATCAAATCCGTCAAGGCTCTCATCAAACCTGAAATCTTTTTCCATGTTGAAGATTAAAACACATTCGTCAAAACTCGCCGCTGGTTGCGGGAAATTATGAATATCAGAGGTGTTTACATGATCCACCATCCTCATGTCATGAATATTTCCACAGATTCGACCTTCCATGTCTTTACCGACAATCCCCGCCACGATCCATGAATCAGGTAATGCCTCTAATTGTTTCCGAACCATCTGGACCCACCCATTGCGGAAATACATATCCTGATGAGCTATTACGGCAATCTTCGCCTTTGTGCTCTTGATAATATCTAATAATTGATTAATCCCCTTGGTAGCCGATTCAGGGTTGACAATATACTGAACCTCCCCGGGAAGATGAGATTTCTTAAAAACACGATTAAACCGATAAACATCATTAATTAGGCAACCGAAAGCAAACTCTGAATCGTTCATGCTATATAAACCTCTTAACTGGTTTAAATTTAATTTGCTTATTCAATAAGTCTTTCCCTGATCCAAACCGTTCTGTGTATCGCGTAAGAAGCCAGTTAAGCTCTGATAACTCTTCCGGCTTGACACCAATGCCATTAACCATGTCTTGGTACATCCTAAAATAGGCCTCATCCATGTCCAGGGTAGTGAGGTCTATATCATCCATCCATCTTTCCTGTTTGCCTTCAGGGGTTATTAATGCTTCAAACTCCGCCCCAGTCCTCAAAGCAAGGTCGATGTAATGAATGAATAGAGTGAAAAAGATCCCGCCTGTTGCGAAAGGTGATCCCTTCAACCCGCTAAAATATGCGCTATTGCGAGCAGCAACTATTTCTATCGTTTTCGCTTTCTCTGGTAAATCACCCCATCGCAACTGAAGGACCACAAATACGTTAGGATAATTGATAATTGGTTGCCACGGTAATACCATAGGTTTTTCAACTATGATCTGGACGTTATGCGCCGCTGCAATTTGTAAATGATCATGATGGAATCTTGTCGGTGAGCAAATTGATACGAAATCTAAGCCCCTGAAAAATTGTTCATCAAGATCCGGACAATTATTGTTTAACGGATCATAGACAGAAGATATCTCACCGCCGATTCGCTTGATTGCGGTTCTGTGCCGTTTCGCTATTCTACCATCGCCTATTAAACCAAACCTCATGGTTGCCCCCAGAACCTATCTTGAATCATCGGCCAATATTTTGATTGCCTGATGTCTGAAAATTCCTCTTTGGTCCAAACCCATCCACGTTCTGATCCTGGAGCATAGTGGATGCCATTCCCCCGATGTTCCCCGCGTTCCCATGCTAACTGCCGCCTCGCATATTCCTCATCCCGTTTTTCTTTACCCCTGGTGTTTCCATAATCTAAAAGTAGGGCACCGTCTAATGGACTTGGCTTTATGCCTTTCATATGGATCTGTTCACAACTATACGATTCAAACCCATAGCTTTTGTGAATACCTAAAGTGTTCTCGATAGTGTATTGGTCGAAGGAATAATAAAAATATGTCTTTCGGGGATCACCCTGGGCCGTTTCCCCTGTATTCCATACCCGACCAATCGGCATGGAGATTGCGTTGTAACCTTCCTTGTCTGCCTGTTCAATCGTTGCCCTTAGAGGATCCGGGGTTAGGATGAAATGATCTGAGGCCCCCCTGATTACCCAATCCGGTTGTAATTCATGAATCACCTTCGATTTGGCGTCCTGCATTTTGCTTGTATAAAAAGCCCCCCCGGTATCTAATCGTTTAGAGGGTATCTTGTTATCCTGTAAATATTCCCATGATCCGTCATTAGAATAATTGTCTAATACAAATGAATCTATCCCCTCTTTGCGGTCGTATTCCAAGACGTGTGGCATGATATCCAGGGAGTTGTAGCAGGCTAAAACATTCAGAATTGTTAGGGGTTTCATGTTTTTTTCTCGATCTTCCGGCAAGGGGTTCCCATGTATAACCCCGGCTCAAGACAGTCTTTCGTGACAACCGATCCGGCTCCGATTATTACATCGTCACCAACCGTTACCCCTGGCAAAAGAACTGACCCCGCGCCGACAAAGCACCGCTTACCAATCGTAACGCCCTTAGTGTCACCTGTAGGGGGTTTGTCAAGAGTGACTACCGCAGGCCCTAAAGTCGTATTGTCGCCCACCCTGAGCCCATTAGCGAGATGCACGGCGGCTTTTATGGTGACATTGTTACCAAGGATAACGTCATCCCGGATAACCAAATTTTCGCAAAATGTGACATTCTCTCCTGTTTTCATACTGGTAGCCCCCTTTTGTGAAGATGCAAATATTTCTTAGAATCTCTAAGCCTTTTCATGATTTCAGATGGAATAAATTTATCCACGTCTACGGGTGTCGGTTCATGGTTATGGTAAGTTGCCGGGTTTTTAAAGTGCCTGTCGCGAAATTCAATAGAAATACTATTGAATCCGTTTGTATTCAGGCTGTATTTCCAGTTGTCACTTTCATCAAGGACAAATTTAAGGTCTGGTTTGACCCGGTGTGCCGTTTTCCATAAATGCCCATCCACTGCATGGGATAAGTCCGGGTTCATAACTTCAGCAACCTTCCGCATCAAACTTGCCGACTGTACCTGCCCTGCTACATCGGCGCGGGTTTTGTTCATTAGATCGTTAGCCTCTTGAGTTTGTCCTGTCATAAAAACCGGCTTCCGCTGAAGTGCAATATCTGTGGCTATATCATAATTCATGTTGGCCGTAGGGCTGAACCAGTCAGCGTCAGGGTGTTTCTTTTTTAAATTCCACATCGTTGAAAATCTTTTAGGCGGTGAATAATCATCAGACGCATTCCCAATAATCAGTTTAGAGTTTATGTCGCTTTCTTCTATTAACAATTTCCGTTTACCTGAAAGGGGCATCCATTCGGGTAGGCCAATATATTTGAACCTGGCACACCCTATTTCCTTCAACCTTGGTATATGTTCAGATATCCGATCTTTACCGAATGTCTCATCGTTTAATTCTTCCGCGACAATTAGCTCCCACTCAAAATTAATACCCTCTTGCCTTACCAGTCCTTCCATTGGTAGCCAGCCTATATATTTGGCACGAAAAAAAGGCAATAATATGGACACGTCAATCACTAACGCCTCCTTGCTTTGAAAATAAAAAGTTTATTGATCTCTTTCTTTAATTGCCGACTCTGTTCAACCTCTTTTTCTATTTGTTGTTTTAGTTTGGCTGCTTTTTCCCTTAATCGTTCCAGCCTATCCTTTTTTTTTCTTAACAAAGCCATTTTTTTCAGAGAAATAGGCAATACCTTAACTTCATCAAAATCCAACCACTCACGGTATCGCTCCTTAACTTCTTTTTGATTTTTAAACGCCCTTACATGCCCGGCAGAGTCATAGTTAGGAACTGAAAACACAACCCGGCTGCCGGGTGGAATGCTGGCTATTATTTCCCGGTCTGCCGTTATATGCTCAAGCACTTCCAATAAAGCAAAGACACGAAAGTTCTGATAAAGCTCAAGGCTCTTGCTATCTCTCAGGTCGGCCAAGATAAACATGCTCCCCTTCGCACGTTTACGGGCCTTCTCAAGCACTGCCCTGGAAAAATCAATTCCGATATATGCCCTGTTGCCGATAAGTTCAGCTAAATAGCCACAGCCACAACCTAATTCAACAATGGTTTCGTTAAATGGAACATCTCGTAAATACTGAAAGGCTATTTTGTGCAGCGGTGATTTTGGGACACTAACCCCCGTATAATAGTGAGCTTCCTTTTCTTCACCCATTACAGCCTCTCATTATCTGGCACCGGCCTAATTTTCCTTGCTGGACTTCCATAATAAACCCAAAAAGGATCGCAGTCTTTTATAACCAATGATCCCATACCTACCATCGCTTCCGTTCCGATTGTCACTCCTGGGCCTATCGTTACCCTGACGCCGATCCTGGCTCCGTGACAGATACGAACCGGCGTAATGTTGGGCGCATAACCCCGTCCATGCGAGATTTCATTTGTATTCGTGGTTACGGTGTACGCCCCTATAAAAACCCTGTCCTTAACAACCGTACCTTTCCCTAAATTTACATAGTGGAAAACCTTTACATTCGATCCGATCTTGACTCCTTCTGCGATAAAGCAAAACGGGCGCACTTCTGAATTGTCCCCTATCGTTACCCCTGGCCGAAGTATGGAGTAATGACCGATAAAACAGTTATCGCCAATCTCGCAACCCTCTTCAATGATAACGCCTTCTCCCAATCGAACATTATTTCCAAACTTGGTTTCCGGGTGAATAGGCGCTATGTCACCAAGTACGTTTTCCCATTTTCCTTCGTAAATATTGCTCATAATTAATCCGAAACTGTTTTAATGTCATAGTCCACATGCCACGCCCAAACTCTTTGGGTTCCTGAAACCGTCGTGTGATCCTCAACGATAAATGCCGCGTTTGATCGTTGCATCCATATAAGGGTTGAACCAGTTATCGTCAAAGAACACTCATCATAGAGGGCCTTCAGGTGCGTATACATATTTTCAACTTCGGTTGTTCCCGACGCCGAGGAAAATAAAGAGAACTGGACTGTCACATCCTCATAATCCTCGGTGAAGGTTTTATCCGGTACGTTCGTCACAACCATTACAACCGCATACGGATAGGTCGCCCCTGCACGAGCCTGGCCTTTGTATAGACGCCCCCCGATGTCAGAGGAAAAGTCAGAACCAGCTTTCTTTAGGTATAAAGCTGCAGTTAGGTTTTTCATCTATGCCGCTTCCTTGACCTTAACCTTAACGTTGCACCCCAGCACATAAGAGGCTAAATACAAGAGGCCCTTCCCTATCCATAGCTTTATGCGAAAAGATTTCATTCCGGTTATCACAATATGCATGGTAACTCGTTTCGTGAGGTTTGAAACTGGTATCTGTAAGATTTTCATCCTATCCCTTTATCCGGAACAGGCCGATCACAAATCGTGATCTCGCCATCTCGGAAATCAACCCACTTCCCCGCATAGTAAATTCTGATATTTTTATCCTCAATAACTTCGCTTGCTGATTCAGTGGGCCTTTTATAAATTTCTACTTTCATTTATCCCGCCTCCTTAACTGTAATATCCAACCAGTGCCGCCCCCCGCCCTCATCCTTCTCTATCGGAGGGCCTATGATAGCCATATACTGATTGCCATGCTTGACCCGCCACGATGCTCTCACGCCTCTACGATACCGGATTCGCCAGTTATGGGTAGCGGTCCCGGTTTCCTTCATGTCCTGGACAGCCTCATCGCTCCTGTGGGTCGTTTTCTTGGCCCATACGGTGTCAATATCAGAAAATGTAACCGTGAATCCCCCCATTCCATCGCTTACCTGCGTGGGGGCTTGGAGCGTTATTTGTTTGTCTAATTCACCGATTGCTGTCATCCTAAACCCCTCCCCCCTATGGTGGTTTGGAGAAACCGCCAGGGGGTAGCGGTGTTCAGGGCAGAGAAGGGGATGCCCCTATCTCCAAGTGTTAAATAAATTCGTCACGCATTTACCGCCTGTTTTTGCCTATGGCATTGCTCGCATAAAGTAACGCCATTATCTAAATCCCACAAAGGCAAATAACCCATTGCTGCGTCATAAGTAGGAAATAATGATAAATATCCTATTGCCTCTTTAAGTAACATCGCAAATGATTTAGAGTGATGAACATGTAAATCTCCACCTCGCACCCCACATTCTTGACAAGTGAAATCATCTCTCAGTAAGCATTTTTGCCGCCATTCAGCGTATCTTTCAGAGGTACGCACTAAATTTGAAATAGACGATATCCCGCCCCTCCAATTTGGATTTTCCTCTTTGTATCGATGCCTTCCATACATAGGATTCCCCTTGCCAGAACGTACCTTGCGTAATTTGTCTCTTGTTTCTTCTAAAGTAACCCTAAGGGATCTCTTCTCTACCATTTTTTTCTTTGCTTCATCGCTGTGATGTTTTCCAAACATGGGGTTATTTTCCCCAGCGAACGTTCCGTTTTTTTTAACGGACTCACTTCTTTTCATCAGCATTTCGCCAGAATACACATTTTTACGTCCTTTATTCCAAGGGATATGCCCTTTTGAAAATAACATTAATTAAACTCATTATATGAAGGTAAGTTCCTGCTTGCTTTCATCTCGTTATTTATAGCATAATCAAGCATTTATGTCAACCTTTATCCTCAAAATTCATCCCACAATCTGCTCGAAGCTAAAAGTCTCTGAACGGTCCGGTTCTCCCGGTAATCCTGGCCACTAACAATTTGTGCCTCTCGATTTGAATATAAATCTGCTGCCAAAAGTAAGACTGCACTTTTTATGCTATGTGGCACTAAGGCCGCAGTGGTCCAACCACACTGAAATTGGATTTTAATCGACTTAGTGGGCCAATGCGTGAACGAGGGCCAGGTTTCACCGTATGGTAAAACTATGCTCCCACATTGGGACCCGGACGTTTCAATGAGGTAATCGGTTGTCAGGGTCATGGTTTCGGTGTTCTTATTGCCGTCCGAATCCACCTCATCATAAGTTACCGCCAAGGCCGTGGTTTGCAGATTTCCGAAAGGTAGCTTGATCCTGTTCCCCGCTGGCCATTCGTCAAGGTAATATTCCCAAGTCTGGGTCAAAAGGGCTCTCCGAGTAATATCCTCAACATAGTACCGGGCTGATTTGATGATATCATTTAGCAGGTCGTCTTCAACGGAGGTTGCAGTTAGTCGGATAACGGTTGTTCCGAAATCGCAGGTAGCACCTGCAACGGTTGAAACGGTTCTGATATATTGTTTCACGCCTCCGTATTCAATTTCTTGGGTTGCGTTGTCATTTGCCACAGTGACCAGTGTAAAGCCTCCCCCGGTCCAGTCGGTATATGTGACATTGTCGTCTGACTCTTGAATCTTGCAAGCTACCGTACCTCCCCCGCCGTTTGTGCCACTATTTAAATTGACCACCGCAGTATAGCCCAAAACGTCTATACCTGTTCCCTCTAAGCTGTAAGCCGCCGCAACAATATGATCCCCGGAAACGATGCTCTGGGATGTGTCTATGTTATCCGAAAACGATCCACCAGAAACGCGAAGATGTAATTTCAATTCCGCCAATGTGATTGGGAATAATACCGAAGCCGTGTTTAAAATCACTTGCATTATGCCGTCCTCTTGGTGTGTTCATAATAATCAATCAGAATATGGTGGACATTTGCAGTAGTAATTGTATTTGTCAGCAGGAACACATACGCCGTATCGTGCTTCAATATATATTCTTGTGTCCCGCGAGATGCCCCTCCTGCCGGTTTTGGCCCAACACCTACCTGTAACGGTTCGGTTCGCAGGATCGTTCCGGTGGCCCACGTTCCGTCTCCTGCAATCTGTGCCTCAGATAATGTGGTGTATTTATTGAGCGCCGGCGTTGCAGCGTTGTCTTTGACAAGCGAGGTCTTCGAGCTGTTCCGGTCTCGATTATACATTTGCACCGCATGCGTTCCCGTGTTTGATGCAATCGTGGGAGCCTCGCAGATTGAAAAGTTCGCAGCTACAGAAGCTGAAAAAGAAACGATTAAATGAAGTTCCTTGCTGATAGGAGTGTGAATAAACAACCCGGATCTATGGCCACTTGTGGCTGCGGTGGTAATTGTATAACACCCCGTGAAACTTGAACCACCGTGGATTTCGTGATGCTCATACTCAACCGTTGTAATTGCATGTGTAGAAACATCAAGGCGGGGCACCTTATATGTGTCATCCGCTGTCTTGCATAGAATAGCTTTAAAGTTCTTGTCAAGATGCAGGTAATCAAGTTCCATGATTATATCCTTGGCTGAAACGGGGCATCATGAAGACTGCCCCAAATACCTTTACGGGGTGTACTCTTCCCAAAGCCAACTGAACATGAATGTCGCGTCATTAATTGCCGAGGCATACGGCGAAACGTGATATCCTGGCGGGACTATGATTGATCCTTCCAGGTCAAAAGACATTCCATCCACTAATCCGGTTGTCACGGCGCCGGTGTGCCATGAACCAAAAAGCTGGTCCAAAACCGGGGCTTCGGTGAATACAACGGCGCTGTCAACTGCCGCCACTGATGCGGCTCCGCCGAGCAGTCTGTTCTTTGGGATAATTATGGCTGTTGCGGCACTTACCCCTCCGCCGGTCATGATGCCCATCACACAATTTGCCGTGGGTACTGCAATCAAAGCCGCAATGCCAATGCCAAGGATTGCAAAGTTCTTGCCGCTACCGGTTGGATTGCAAAGCGCAAGACCGGTGTAAGTGGCCGCCATGCCCGCCGTAACGTTCACCACGGCCTGGTTAGCTACTGAATAAACACGACCCTCTTCGGTCGCCACGCGGTACTTCCCGCCCTGGGATATAATTAACTCCCCGTTGGAATCTACCAACACAGGTTTTCCGACTCCTGCTGCTGTTTTTCCGTACATGATAAAATCTCCTTATGAGTTAATGGTTAATCTCTCAAATCTTTCACCCACCCGCCGTTGTGGTAAACGTATTTCTCACCAGTATCAACGGCGTGGAAGGTGGAACCTTCATCGACGTTCTCAATTGTAACATGGTCCCCTGTTTGCCCTTGAAACCTGTTGTTCATTGCGCCTATGGCGACTACAGTCATGGGATTTCACCCCCTATTTTTTCTTTTTCTTCAGGTTATTTGCTTTGTTTGCTACCCATTTAGGCTTCACTTTGGCCTTAACCACAACCGGAGGCTTTGCGAGGCAATCAGGGCATAAATCATCTGCCGTTTTCTTCTCGAAAACCTCCCCGCAACCCAAGCATTTGAATAAGTGTCTCACTTGTCACCCCCTAAGATCGTTCCTGGTAAATCTTCACGTAATCAATCAGCATCGTTCCGGTCCCGGTGTTGCCCGAGGATTTGACTTTGGAAACATTGAAATAAGGCTGTACATCCCCAATCGACGCTGTTAAGCCAGCCATGCTACCGGTACCAACCAGTACGTCATCAACATAAAATTTAATCGAAGAAGTATTGGTCATGTCGATTTTGTAAACATTGTAGGTGCCCGCAACCAGGACAGTTGACGCATCGTTATCATCGTCGTTCGTCACATTGTCATCGGTTTCCCAAAGCAAGGCCGTATTAGCCGCGCTTTCAACTCGAAACCACGCATTGCAATCAATGGTGTCAAGAGTCGCGTTGTGTGCTCCAGCAACCCCCCAAACTGCCTGGACGGTTTCGCTGCCGGTTAAGGGCAGAACGCTAAGGGTAAGCCGGGCCTCAAATATCAAACCCTGATCAATCCGGAGGCATTCGTTATCGCCAAAATGCAGCGCAGCAATTTCAGAATTATCGTCGCTGTCAAGGACCATGGCGAGCGCACCATTTGCGACATCCGCAGATAAAGCAATGGCGGCGTTTAAGGCCGTTTCGGTCGTTCCCCAAAATGTCGTGTCGTATGCTTCACCAATGAAATCATCGTAAAGAATAAGGTTTTGGTTATCAACGATTCCGCCCGGTTCGACGGTGATTTTCCCACCATCTGCGACAACCTGCTCATCGCCACCCTGTTTTCTGTAAACCGCTGGTTGATATGTCGTGTCTGCCATTTTATTTTCTCCATTATCCGGTGGTTTCCCCGAAGTGGCCCGGATAAGACCACCCCGAGTAGCTAATTAAAGCCCGGTTAAAAGTTAAACCGCAGGGGAATCCAGCAGATTACCCTTGATAATCATTATACCC